AAATGGCTACTACGGATATTTCTGTTGGTGGGATTAGTAAGTTTAAAGGTAAACCTATAAACCAATATGGCAAGATCGAGATGCGTGGTGCTGGTGCAGCAACCAAAGGTCGTATGTCTAGCGGGAAGATGGGATGAATTACACGCAGTTAACGTCCGCTATTAAAGGCTTTGCTGAGAATGACTTCCCAGCAACAGTCGGGTCGTTTACGTCTGCCGAGCAGATTGCTAGGTTTGTACAGTTGGCGGAGCAGCGCATCTATAACATGGTGCAGTTACCTGCTATCCGTAAGAACGTTACGGGTACTATGACTGTAGGGAATAAGTATTTATCAACTCCTTCAGACTGGCTATCAACCTTTAGTCTTGCGGTGATTAATTCGGCAAATGAGTACCACTACCTTTTGAACAAAGATGTTAACTTTATCCGTGAGTCCTATCCTGATACAGATTCAGCATTTTTTGGAAAACCTGAGTATTACGCTGTATTTGACGACAACACCTTTATTCTAGGACCTACCCCAGACGCTACTTACAATTCAGAGCTTCATTATTTTTACTATCCAACGTCAATTGTTACCGCTGGGACGTCTTGGTTGGGTACGAACTTTGACTCTGCTCTTCTGTATGGGGCATTGCTAGAAGCAGCTTTATTTATGAAAACAGACGCTGATACTATGACAATGTATAAAGCCCGCTATGACGATGCAATGGCAGAACTTAAACAATTAGGCGATGGTAAGAACCGTCAAGACGCCTACAGAAGTGGACAAGTAAGGTATCCAGTTAGATGATTAACAAAGTTCCAGATTTATCAGGTAAAAGTATTGCTATTGTGGCAATGGGCAAATCCCATAGTCAGTTCATCCTAGCCAAGACCCATTCTCAGCCAATTGATGAAGTATGGGCAATTAACGCTATGGCAGGGGTGATTTACCATGACCGAGTCTTTATGCTGGATCCAGCCAGCCGATTCCTAGATAGTGATGATGCAGGCACTCAAACTGGACTTATGCGGTCGGTACTAGAGAAGCACACAGGTCCAATCTATACCTGTGAATTAGACCCCCGTTGTCCTGGATTAGTAGAGTTCCCCTTAGATGAAGTAATGAACGCTTGCGGGACAGGATACTTTAACAACACCGTAGCCTTTGCTATTGGCTATGCAATTGCTGCCAAGGTAGGGCAAATCCACCTGTATGGGATTGATTTTTCGTACAAAAACGTAGTTCACTTTGCCGAGGCAGGTAGAGCGTGTTGCGAGTTTTTACTGGCAAAGGCGATGGAACGGGGCATTAAGGTTGGTATAGCTCAAGGATCATGCCTGTTAGACACCAGCGAGCCGACTATTAGTAAGCTGTACGGCTACCACCGTCTTAGTGATCCTTTGGTCGTAGGGCTAGAAAATGAACGATTTGTGGCTAAAAAGTACTCTGAAATCAAAGATACGGTAAAAGACGAGGTGGAATACAACCCACCAGAAGCAAAGAGGACATAAATGTTTGAAATTAAAACTGGCGATATTATCAGCCCTCTCGTAAAAACAAGCAATTATGGCGGTTTACCGCTTGAAGAATTGACAGAACTCTGCGTAAATAGGATCATTGGGGTATCAGAAACTGCCCCGCCCGAAATTCGGGAGCAAGCAAAGTATTTCAGAGAAGCATTAGAGCGTACAATCTCTGAATATTTGAGTCGTGCAGCACAGTCCGAAAGGGCTAGTTGCATTCAAGTTTGTGTACAAGGCGGTGAAGTTGAGGCTGCTAATTTATTAAGGAGAATTTAAAATGGCTTTTACAGGTAACTTCATGCCAACATCTTTTAAGGTTCAAATCTTACAGGCTGTGCATAACTTTACGGCTGTCTCAGGTAACACGTTTAAACTAGCTTTGTATAACAACTCAGCTTCGTTTACTGCGGCTACCACAGCTTATACAACAACTAACGAAGTAACGGCTTCTGGTTCATATACTGCGGGTGGCGGAACTCTAAGTAAAGTTACTCCAACTTCTTCTGGAACTACAGCGCTTACTGATTTTGCGGACTTATCGTTTACTACTGCGACCATTACAGCATTTGGCGCCATGATATATAACGATACTGCAACAGGTAATCCAGCCGTAGCTATTTTAGATTTTGGTGGTTCTAAGTCTTCTACAGCAGGTACGTTTACGATTGTGTTCCCAGCGGCTACTGCGACTGGTGCAATTATCCGCATCGCTTAAGGTTAATGCGGTGTGGCTGATGTATCCGTTTCTCTAGAAGGTTTTGGTCTTGATGGGTGGGGTGACTCACCTTGGGGATTTGGAAGTACTTCGCTTGTAGGAACTGGAGCTGTAGGAACAGTAGTAATAGCTGAAAATATTAGTGTTAGCCTTACAGGTGTATCTGGTACAGCTAGTGTAAATGATGTAACAGTTACAGGAGATTCGGTTCTAAACCTTACAGGTGTTAGTGGCACAGGAGCAATAGGTCAAGCGTTAAAGCGAGACGACATAGAAGTTTACCTTGAAGGTTGGGGTTATTTAGGTTGGGGTGATACTGGCTGGGGTACAGGTAGTGCGGGAGTAGCTGGTACTGGGGCAGTAGGTTCAGTAGCCATTATTACAAACGTAGAATTTAGCGTTACAGGAGTATCAGGCACAGCAGAAATTGGCGGTGTAACTGTAAATGCAGCGGCAAACGTTCCAGTAACAGGATTACTAGCAACAGGAAATATTGGCGGAGTTGAAGTTACAGGCACAGGTGTAATAGATTTAACAGGTGTTGGCGGCACGGGACAAATAGGTCAAGCAGCAGTTCAAGAAGGTATTCAAGTTTTTGTTACGGGTGTTGGAGGAACAGGAGCAGTTGGTGGCGTAACGGTAAATGCTGACGCTAATGTAAGTGTTACAGGTGTTGCAGGTGCAGGGGCAGTTAACGGTGTAACTGTTGAAGTATTAACTGAAGTTTTTGTTACAGGAGTAGCAGGAACAGTTGGACAGGGTTCAGTAGATGTAAATGCTGCCGCTAATGTCCCAGTAACAGGATTAAGTGCTACAGGGTCTATAGGAACTGTAAGTTTTATAACGGATGCAAATGTAGCCGTAACAGGTGTAGCAGGCACAGTAGGGCAAGGACAAGTAACGGTAAATGCAGCAGCGAATGTCCCAGTAACAGGGCTTCAGGCAATTGGATCAATTGGTCAGGTAACAGTAAATGCAGCAGCAAATGTAAGTGTTACAGGTGTACAGTCAGTAGGGCAGGTTGGAACGGTATCTTTCTGGTTAGAAATTGATACTAGCCAAACCCCGAACTGGATTGAAATAGCAGCATAAAACGGATATTATTTAGGTAAGGAAAAATTATGGCATCTTCATATAGTGATCTTAAAATAGAGTTGATTGGTACAGGTGACCAGACAGGTACATGGGGAACCACGACCAACAACAACTTCTCTGTTGCAATTAGCGAAGCAATCACAGGATCTGCGGATGTCGCCTTTTCTAGTGCGGACGTTACAGTTACCCTTACGGATAGCAATGCGGCTCAAACAGCCCGTAACCTACGACTAAACCTTACAGGTACTTCTGGCGGTGCTAGACAGTTAATCCTTGGTTCAGGCTGCCAAATTGAGAAGTTGTACCTTATTAACAACGGATTAGCAGATGCCGTTACAGTCAAGAACACATCAAACTCAGGAGTTGTAGTACCTGCTGGTAAGTCGATGTTTGTCTATAACAATGCTACAAACGTAGTTGAAGTTATTACACATTTAAATTCACCAACTATTAGTTCGCCCACTTTAACTACTCCTGCACTTGGCACACCAGCTTCTGGAAATCTTACTTCTTGCACAGCCGATGGTACAAACGCTGTTGGCTACCGTAATATTCCAGCAGTAGGTGCTAAAACAACAGCTTATACACTCACAGCCGCAGATGTAGGTGAGTTTGTTGAGTTAGGAACTGGAGGATCAGTTGTAGTCCCAGCTTCAGTTTTTGCTGCTGGCGATGCTATTAGCATATTTAACAATACAACAGGGTCTATTTCTTGCACTTGTTCGGCTGTTACAAACTTTTATAAAGGCGGCACAGACGCAGACATCAACAGTTTTAGCGTCACCACAAGGGGTGTAGCTACTGTTCTATTTATTAACGCTACTACTGCGGTGGTCACTGGGAATCTAGCATGAGCGGGATTATGCTTAATTTTGCTGGAGTATCTGCGGCATCAGTGCCAGGTGCGCCTACAATAGGAACAGCAACTGCTACAGGAGCGTCTACAGCAACTGTTTCGTTTACAGCCCCAGCAAGTGATGGTGGTTCTGTAATTTTATCTTATACAGCAACTTCAAGTCCTGCTGGCGGTACAGGAACATTAGTCCAAGCTGGGTCAGGAACAATTAATGTAACTGGCTTATCTGGTGGAACCTCTTACACATTTACAGTTACTGCAACTAATGCCGTTGGAACAAGCGCTCCTAGTGCAGCAAGTAATTCAATAACAACATCAGTTATAAGATACTTATTTGGATGGGGTAATAATGAAGCCAATGGTCTTGGAAGAGCTACAGGAGGAAATTCTCCACTTCAAATTGGGTCAGCTGATAATTGGCAAACATTTTCCAATCTAGGTAGATCTTGGGGCGCAGGTATTAAAACAAATGGGGAACTGTGGACATGGGGCAAAAATAACTTAGGTCAATTAGGTTTTGGAGATACAACTGATAGAACATCTCCAGTTCAAGTGGGATTATTAACCAATTGGTCATTGATAGCTGCTTGTAATTATTCTTGTATAGCAGTAAAAACAGATGGAACTTTATGGACTTGGGGTGAAAATACTGCTGGTCAATTAGGCAATGGCAATACTACAAACTATTCTTCACCTAAACAGGTTGGCGGTGCAACCAATTGGGCAACACCAGGCGGAACTACAACAGCTGGTTTCTGTGTAAAAACAGATGGAACTTTATGGTCATGGGGTTCAGCGGGTGGTGCAGGAGCTTCAAGAGCAGCAAATTCGTCACCAGTACAAGTTGGTAGTGACGTAGACTGGTCTAGAGTTAAAGGGTCTTATGATGGTCAAGCAAGCGTCATGGCGCTTAAAACAGGGGGTCAACTGTGGGGTTGGGGGGCAGGCTTTAATGGAAGATTAGGTTTAGGCAACACCACCGATTATTCATCTGCTAAACAAGTTGGCTCTGGATCTACTTGGATAGATGCTGGTGGAATTGGAGGCTTTGGTAGTTATCACACAGTAATTGTAAAATCAACTGGTGAACTGTTTACTACAGGATGGAATCTATATGGTCAGCTAGGAGTAGGCGATACAACTTCTAGATCAACTCTTACACAGGTTGGCGTTTTAACTAATTGGAAATTTGCAAGAGGTGGTTATAACAGTTCTTTTGCTGTAACAACGGGCAACAAACTTTATGCTTGGGGTGCTAACGGTAATGGTCAACTAGGTTTGGGCGATGGAACTAATAGGTCAAGTCCAGTTCAAATTGGCACTGACGACTGGTTAGATGTTGCTGGTGGTATGTACAACAAAACGCATGGTATTAAATCTACGCTGTGAAAAAAAACTTACATTTTTTAGCTGGAATACCTAGAAGCGGTTCTACCGTATTAGCCGCTATTCTTAATCAAAACAAAGATATTCATGTATCAACAACTTCTGGACTTGTTCATGTACTAAATGCGTTAGCTATTAGTTGGCACTCAACAGATCTTTTAAATAAAAATGATCTAGACCGCAAAAAATTAGCGCAAACTATGCGTGGAACAATTGATGCTTTTTATGAAGATGTCAGTAGACCTATAGTATTGGATAAATCTAGAGGTTGGTCTATGCCAATGATTATGCAAGCCATGAATCAAGTATTAGACAGAGAAATTAAAATTATTGCTACAGTTCGATCCGTTCCCGATTGTGCTGCATCGTTTGTTCGTGTTGCTAAACCAGAAAACTTGGATGAGTTTATAAATTCTGGTCAACTTATGGATCATTTAAAAGCGGCTTATGTTGCTCTGCAAAATGGATATGAACAAAATCCTAAAAATTTTCTTTTTGTTGAGTATGAAGATTTAATAAATAATCCAAAAACACAACTTGATCGAATTCATAACTTTCTTGATTTGCCTTCATTTGAATATGATTTTAATAATATTGATGGATCATCTGTAACAGAAGATGATGAAACACTACATGGTTTTGCAGGTATGCACGACATTAAACCTGTTTTAAAAGCACAACATAAAGAAGACCCAAAAAACATTTTAAAGCATCATTATTTAAAATTTTGCCAGTCTGAGTTTTGGTTACCAACGCCTCAAACTGTTTTAGAAGTACATAATCTTGATTTGCAACTTGCAGCATCTACAATTGGAAACTTTGCTGAAGGATGGCGCATTGCACAAAAACTTGAAAAAGAAGAACCTAACAATAATCGTGCTGCATACAATCGTGGTTGGTATTTGCTTCGTCAAGGACAAATACAAAAAGGCTATCAATTAATGGACAGAGGTAGGATTGAAGGAGTTTTTGGTAACTCTAGACTTGATGTAACAACACCACAATGGGATGGTAAAAGTAAAGGTATTGTGTTACTTTATTTAGAAGGTGGTTTAGGTGACCAAATACACCAAGTACGTTACGCTAAACATATTGCTCAACGGGGTTGCAAGGTTATTATTTCATGTACAGGTCAATTAGCTCCACTTTTTATTGATGTTGAAGGTGTTTTAGCTGTAGTGCAACATAAAGCTGTATACGGTGTTTATCATGATTTTTGGGTAGCGGGTATGTCTGCGGTAGTGCCTTTAGGATTTGAATTGTCAGACCTAAACGGAACACCATACATAACTAAACCATCTACTATAAAAAGTTATAACAAACGCATTGGTTTGCGTTGGCAAGGTAACTCACAATTTGAACATGAACACCATAAAAAGTTTCCTCATGAGTTAATGTTTAATGCCGTACAAAATGCAGACGCAGAATTTATTTCATTACAGCGAGATGAGGGAGTTGATGCAACACCATCTTGGGTAAAAACTGTACCATTAGATACTTGGGAAGATACACGGAATGCTGTTGCTTCTTGTGACTTAGTTATTAGTTCTTGTACATCTGTAAGTCATTTATCTGCCGCTATGGGAGTACCTACATGGGTAGTAACCCCAGTAATGCCTTATTTCTTGTATGCTATTGATGGTGAAAAAACCCCTTATTACGACAGCATGAAATTAATTCGTCAAGAAACATTTGGTAATTGGGAAGCACCTTTTAACAAAATAGCAAAAGAATTAAACAGCCAAGCAAATAAAATTAGGAGGATAGCATGAGTTTATATGTACGAATTGAAAATGGTGAGGTTAAAGATTGTTGGGATACACCACCAGACAACAGACCAGGCTGGAGAAATGCAATTGAGATAAAGCCTACGATTATTCCACATCGTCAATACTACACAGGTCACACTTGGGATTTGACCAAAGATCCTGTAGAAGCTGTTTATGGCGTTGTTGATGTAACTGTAGATGAACGCAAAAATGAAATGAAACAAAACGCACAAATGGCATTTAATATGCTTTTTAGACAGCAAGCTAATGATCCGTCTACTTATGATCCCGTAGCCTTGCAAGCAGCTAAAGATAGTGTTGCACCAAAACAAGCTGCTATTGATGCCTGTACTACTCACGATGAACTGGACGCTCTCCTATGAAAAAAATACTTATTATGGGTTTGCCTGGTGCTGGTAAGACTTACCTAGCCGAAGCCCTAAAAAAGTATTTAGAAACAAACGGTACTAGAGCTGATTATGGCGAAGCATTTACTAGCTTTAACGCACAGGTTAACTGGTTTAACGCTGACGAAGTGCGTAAGAAGTACAACGACTGGGATTTCTCCAACGAAGGCAGAATTCGGCAATCCTTACGCATGGCTCAGTTTGCCCTAGAATCTGGCGGTGATTATGTAATCTGCGACTTTGTAGCACCCCTCGTAGAGATGCGTAATAACTTCAAGGCGGACTGGACTATCTGGATGGATACCATTGACGCTGGTCGGTACGAAGATACCAACAAAGCCTTTATCCCACCAACAGTCTACGACTTCCGTGTAACGGAGCAGAACTGCGAGAAGTGGGCTGAGTTTATTGGTAACCACATTATTGAGAACCGCAGACGTCCAGTCTTTAACTGGCAATCTGAAACAGTACAGATGCTAGGTAGATGGCAACCGTGGCATCCAGGTCACAGAGCTTTGTTTGAACGTGCTATCGCCAAGACAGGTCAGGTCGTTATCCAGATTCGTGATTGTCAGGGTTGGCAAGGCAGTAACCCATTTGCCATTGAGCAAGTAAAGTCCAACATCAAACGTGATTTAGATCCGCTGTTTCAAGGGCAATACGAGATTCAAGTAGTGCCTAACATCACCAACATTACCTACGGGCGTGACGTTGGTTACAAGATAGAACAAGAAACCTTTGATGATGCAACGCACAATATTTCAGCAACCAAGATCCGTAAAGAAATGGGGTTAACATGAAACAGACTATAGAAGCTAGAACATTAGAAGGCGGTTTAATTGAGCCGCACCACGAAATAGAAGTAGTTTGTGCCGCCTGTGGTTATGACTTAGATAAAGCCGAGCTAGAGGCAGATACCTGCTCAGACTGTAACGCCCCTTTAAACCTTAGACAACATATCTCTATTCATGCAACTTCAGTTCCAGCCGCTGGCGGAAAGGTGTTCTAAATTGATTTATGCCCGATCCGTTTGGAATTATCGATGGCACGAAACAGGTCACAAAGACTCTTAATGAGTCTGTAAAGGCGTCTGAAGAATTAAGTAAAGCAATTGATGGCGTACTGGCGGTAGCGGATAAGGCAGCAAAAGAAAGATCAGCATCAAGGAAGAATTCAAGGGTTGTAAATCCTGATACTACTACCATCATTGAGGCGGTAGATGAGTTTCAAAGGCTGATGTTAGCCAAGCAGTCTGAAGAAAAGATTAAGCACGAAATAGTTAAGAAGTATGGCGAAAAAGCGTGGGAAGAAATACAGGGTATTAAAGCTAGGAAGCAGTGGGAAGAAAAGCGTGATAAGTATTTAGAGCAAAGCGATAGACGGGTAATGAAAAGCGTTATGGCGTTGTGTTACATATTTGCAACTTGGATAGCTTACGAATGTACATGGGGTAGATGGAAATAAATATGCCATTAAACAATTCAGACGATGTTTTATCTAAAATATTGGCGTATGTAGACTCCCCATTTAAACTATTTGCAGTTATTTTGATGGCAATTTTAGTTTTTGGTGCTTGGGCGTTTTACGAAAATAAAGAGTTAATTGTTGGCACTTATAAAGAGAGTCAAAAGCTACCCAGTATTGCCGAAGATAGAGTAGATGATGTAGCGGCTCATTTGTTTAAAACGACTGATGCAACTGTAGTAACAATATTTAAAGTTAACCCTTTGTTTGGCACTCGCATACAGTATCGAGCCTATACAAAGACGGGTCGGGATAAAACAAATGATGGTTTGGATGTAGGGTTGTTTACCTCTAATCAATCAAATAACCAAGATGTAGTAGCTTTAATGGCTGGTGATATTCCTTGCGGTGGATACAAGGCGGCACAGTCAGAAATTGGGCTTTGGTATATTGAAAAAGGGATGACCTTTGGTTGTAGAATTAGTGTACCGCCAGACCCTAGTAGGTTTGTAGGACAGATTACCGTTGGTTGGGATAACCCCCCAGCCGAATTAGAGCAAACTAAAGCAATGCTTTTTATTGCTGCAACTATGTTATCAAGGAGTAAAAAATGATTCCGTTAATGGCACTAGTCGATGTTGGGATGAAAGTCTTAGACAAGTTTATTCCTGACCCTGAAGCCAAGGCAAAGGCTCAAAAAGAACTTTTACAGATGCAGCAAGAAGGCAGGCTGGCTGAACTTAATGCCGACAACATTGAGGCTCAAGAACTTACCAAAAGACAGCAAGCTGATATGGCTAGTGATAGCTGGTTGTCTAAGAACATCCGTCCAGGTACGCTAGTATTTATTTTAGTTGTATATACATCATTTGCAATTATGAGTGCGTTTGAAATGAATGTGCATCAACCCTATGTAGAACTGCTTGGGCAGTGGGGTATGCTTATTATGAGTTTTTACTTTGGTGGTAGGACGCTGGAGAAGATCATGGATATGAAGAGGTCAAAAGATGAGTCTAAGTAAACATTTCACCTTTGAAGAGCTAACAATCACCGACCATCGACAGTTTGATAACACACCAAATGTAGAAGAAACCGAAAATTTGACTCGATTAGCAGAGTTTTTAGAACAGGTAAAGACTGTGTTGGGTGGTAAGCCGATTATGGTAAATAGTGCATTTCGGTCAGAAGCCGTGAACAATGCCGTTGGAAGTCGCAACACCTCACAACATCGCATAGGTTGTGCTGCCGACATTAGAGTACCAGGCATGACGCCAGATGAAGTTGTTAAAGCAGTGATTGCCTCTGGTATTGGCTACGACCAAATTATCCGTGAGTTTGACCGCTGGACACATATCTCAGTCCCTAACACAAAAGACATGACACCAAGGCGGCAAGCCCTTATCATTGACAAATCAGGAACACGTCAATACGTCTAAGGGTAAACCCGTGCCATTACAGAAACTACAATTTAAACCAGGTTTAAACAGAGACCAGACTAACTACACCAATGAAGGTGGGTTCTTTGAGTGTGACAAAATCCGCTTTCGCTCAGGCTATCCTCAGAAGATGGGCGGCTGGCTTCGTTATGGTTTATTTACTGTGGTGGGAACCTGTCGGCAAGTCTTTAATTGGATTACCACGGTTGCAGATAACTACCTAGCTCTTGGAACGTCTAGAAAACTATACATAGAAGCAGGTCAGACTTTATACGACATCACCCCTATACGGGCTACTTTTACTACTACGGCTACAGACAACTGCTTCACCACGGTTAATGGCTCTAAAACGGTTACGGTAACTATTTCAGGTCACGGTGCTTCGGACGGTTCTTATGTTACGTTCTCTGGTGCTGTAGCGGTAGGTGGGATTACTGCGGCTAACCTAAATACTGAGTTTATTATTGCTTTTGTTGACTCCAACTCTTTTACTATTACAGCAGCCACAGCAGCCTCATCCTCGACTTCAGGTGGTGGTTCTGCTATTACCGCAGCCTTCCAAATCAATATAGGTAACGATGGTGGTGTTGCTGGATACGGCTGGGGCGCAGGTACATGGGGTCGGGGTGCTTGGGATTCTGGTGCTTCTACTCCTGTATTTGGCGTACAACGGGATTGGTTCTTACAAAACTTTGACGATGACCTAGTGGCTAATATCCGTGACGGAACAATATACTATTGGAAGTATTCTGACGGTGTGGGAACTAGGGCTACACCTTTAGCCACAACAACTATTGACGGTGTTGCTCCTGCTGATGTTCCAACGCAGGCAATGCAGGTATTAGTTTCCCAGAACGATAAACACTTGTTGGCTTTTGGCTGTACACCGTTTGGGGGAGGAACGTCTGATCCTTTATTAATCCGTTTTGCCACCCAAGATCAACCTAATGTCTGGACTCCGTTAGTCACTAATTCAGCAGGATTCTTACGAGTATCCCGTGGTTCTGCCATAGTCTGTGCCGTAGCGACTCGTCAGGAGATCCTTGTATATACAGAGGGAACCCTTAATTCTTTACAGTTCCTAGGCACTACGGACGTATTCGGTCTTCAAGAGCTTTCTGATAACATTTCAATTCTTAGCCCAAGGGCGGTCGTTACTGTTAATAACACGGCTTATTGGATGGGGCATGATAAATTCTATGCCTATGGCGGACGGGTAGAGACCCTCCCATGTACCTTAAGAAATCACGTATTTGAGAACCTTAACTACACTCAAGCCGACCAGATTATCTCAGGAACAAACGAGGGATGGAATGAAATCTGGTGGTTCTACCCAACGGCAGACAGTCAAATTAATAACGCCTATGTGATTTATAACCACTTAGAGAAAATTTGGTACTACGGCACAATAGATCGCACTGCGTGGTCAGACTCGTCTTTAAGGGAATACCCTCAAGCACTTACCACAACGTCTTTTACAGGCTCTCTAAATAACAGTACAACCCTCAATGTGACTGCAATATCTACTGGTAGCTTGCAAGTAGGCTCAGTCATTACAGGTACTGGCGTAGCCACAGGAACTAAGATTACTGCTCTAGGCACTGGCACAGGCGGGATAGGCACTTATACCGTCAATATCTCCCAGCTTGTAGTCCAGACCACAATGACTGCCGACAGCATTATCTATAACCATGAGCAAGGTTTAAACGATGGCACAACGGCAATGACCTCTTTTATTGCCTCATCAGACTTTGACCTTGTAGACGGGGATCAGTTTATTCTGACCAAGCGGATTATCCCTGACCTTAACTTTGCAGGATCGACTGCCACCTTGCCTGCGGTCACAATGTTAATAAAACCACGGAACTTTCCTGGCAACGCATATTCCAACACCGAGACAGGCACAGTAATCGAGACCTCGGTAGATATATACACCGAGCAGATCTTCATGCGGGCTAGGGCTAGACAGATGGCTATTCAGATTC